CGATAGCGATAGAGCGCTCAATCAGTTCATCTTGTGACATTTCAAGCGAGAATAGTAGCGAGCCTCCAGCTTCATCAGATGCCGCATTGGATAGGGTTGCCATTAGCTCAGTTTTACCCATACCAGGACATCCGCCCAACACAATCAAGTCGGTAGGGTTTACGCCGCCTGTTTTTTCGTCGATAGATTCAATGCCAAACTTCAATCTGCGATCATGCTCACCACCAGCAAAGCGGTCTTCAAGAATCTGCATGTAGTTTTCTGCAAGGTCATAAGCGATCACTGGTTTTTTATCGTCAGTCTCCACGACTAGGTTTTTAATTGCACCCTCGACCTTTTCAGCAATGTCGCCAATCATCGATTCATCGTTGCAACTTTTGATGTCTTGTAGAACTAGCGTTAGTTCTGATTCAGCTTTGCGCAGATAGAAACCTTGGCGCACTCGCTTTGCGTATGATTTCACGTTGGCTGGCGAGCCTGCCGATGTCTTGCACAGCTCCATGATGTCTGATAGTAGAATATTGGTTTTCTCTGATACCTCGATAGGTGAGAACTCAATTCCTTTAGAGTGCAGGTCTTTTGCCGCGGAGTACATCAAACGGATGTTTCCACTTTGAATCATTTCAGGTTCAATTTTGCCAAGTACCTCAAGTGCGTTTGGGGTAGCACCTCCCATCATGATCGCAACAATCAACTCGCGCTCATAGTTAAAGTAGTTCATAGATTTTCCTTAGCATTCAAAAAGCATTTCTCGCCAACAAAGTATTCAAAGGTTTGCGGCTTCCAGTTTTGGCCTGAGCCGTCATTCTTCGGTCTAGTCTCAAACATCCATTGACAATCTGGGTGCTGGTTAATGTAGCTCAAATAGGCTTCGAATTTCTCATAGTCCAGTTCAAAGTCTTTGAATAGCTTTTTAACTAATCGCTTGCGCTTGTCTGTTAGCTTAACAACCTGACTAGCCTTTGTTAGCGTGTAGTTGAAAATGTCTTTTATCTTTTCGTAATCAAGGCTGTCGCCAGTTCCCTTCCCTTCCTTTCCTTCCTTCCCTTCCTTTCCTTCCGCTTTCACGCGTGGTTGACGCGTGGTTGCCGCGTTAATGTCGTTTGGTGGAATTTCACTAACCCTCTCTCGATTGTTGATAACTTGATGCGATGTGAACGATGGGATTTCGCAATACTCTTCACCGTCTATCGAGTAAATGCTTATCATGCCCTCCTTGATTAGCTCATCAGATAGCGATTCAACATCAACTGCGTCAGCTGGTAGGTATCGGAATTTTAGAGTCTTAGGCTTCCACTTTAAGCGACCTTCTCTATCTGACTCGCACCACAGACCTATAAAGAAAAGTCTCGCAAGTGGGGATACAGATAGAACTGATTCAGAGGTGAAAAACTCTGGTTTGATTGTTCGTATCCTTGCCATGTATAATTACCTTGTACTGATTAAACTAGTCCCGTTGCCGCGGGGCTTTTTTATTTCTGAGTCCAGCAGACCTTAAACTCTGAGACTCCTATCTCTTCAAGAATATAAAGAGATGCCGTGTCTACTGATTTAAACTCTCTCACTGGCTTTCTTTGGCTGGAAAGCAAGAAGTTGCACTTACCTACTGAAGCGCCTACAAACCATGAATTGCTATCAGGATTAAAGTTTAGTGAAACATCAAGACCAGAACTAGAATGAGCCTCGACGATTTGCTTGAATTGATCTATAAGTAAGTTCATTTGACTGCCTTTTCTTTTCCGTTTGATTATCAGTTTACTATAGTCTGATTAATTGTCAACATTAAAAAAGGGAGTGTATTCTCCCCTTTGGGTGTTAGTTGCGATACCAATGGCCATCAAAGCTATCATCTACGCAATGTTTTCTGCCGCACTCTAGACAGACTATGTGGGAGCATGCCTTTTTGTATCGCCCTGTTTAATTCATCTGACATTTCTACTTCAAACTTTGATTTTGACACTTCGTGAAACAGGTCTTTAGAAAAGTTGCTTGATAATTCAGAGTTAACCCAGAAAGGCTTCCCGCAATCATTTGTTGTTACTTTCATATCAATCCTCCTTACTAACCGTATAGCCGCGAGTTTTTAGCTCATCAATTAACTCATCGTCTTCAAAGTATTCAATAAGCTCGTCTGTATCTACGCCATCTGCCGTTACAGTTCCGCGATAGATGCGTACGTCGTCTGATTGGAATTCGATATCTTTTTTCATTCGCCTAAATCCTCTAAATCTTGGTTGTAGTTATCACAGTAAATTGTGTATTGATGATCGACAAACTTACGAAAGCTGTCGAAGTCGGTTTGATTGTCGAAGTCTATTTGTAGTTGATATTCGAACTTCTCAAACCATCGCTCTATGTTTAGCTTCATGTTGCCTCCTTGTTGTGATTTAAGTTAGCGCTTTATGGTGTGAGTGTCAATATTTATTTAATATCATTTTTATGTTGACATAGATATTGGTTTGATATTATTATAGCCACATCAACACAGCGAGGTGATTATGGAAAAACCAAAACAACGCGCCGTTTACTTCACTGATAAAGAGTGGGAAGAAGTGAAGAAGGCGGCAGCAAAAAGCCCACAACGAAATACCACTCATTTTGTTAGCGAAACGGTAATGAAGGCAGCTAAAAGGATTTTGAAATGAGCGAACTAAACATATACCAGCGCATCAATGCAGTAATGAAAGATGTATCTTACGTCCAAAAGGATAGAGCTGTAAGTGGTGGCGGGGCTAATTACAAAGCCGTAACGCATGACCAAGCGGTTTCTGTTATTCGTGCATCACTTGTTAGTCACGGGATTGTTATCGAGCCTGTGCAGCGTAGTGGTGAGTTCCTGCAAATGCGAGACTTGAATCTACCTCAGCCGGTTAAGATGGGTCTTTACTCTGGTTTCTACGATGTTCATTTCGTCAATATCGACAAGCCAGAAGAAAGGACAACAATCTCAGTTGAAGCTCACGCTAACGACAACGGAGACAAAGCACCAGGCAAGGCGATGACCTATGCAGTTAAGACAGCAATCCTTAAACAGTTCACGCTTGAAACTGGTGAAGATGATGAAAGCAGAGTAGAAGCTCAGGACGTTAATTTCATTACTCAGGAGCAAGCTGGACAGCTTTATAATCTTCTATGTGACCAGCAGGGCAACTACACAGAAAAAGGGCTTAGAATCGCTCGTGCGTACAAATTCAATAACCTAACAGAAATCAAAGCTAAAAAGTTCGCTGAGATTCTTAAGGTGGCACAGCAATGAACATAATAGAGAATATAGAGCAGGGAACTAGCGAGTGGGCGCAACTTAGGTGCGGGCGAGTAACAGCCTCAAAGTTCAAGGACATCATGACTAACGGGCGAGGTGACAAACCATCTGCAACAGCCAAAACCTACATGATCAAGTTGGTGTCAGAGATTTTGCGCGGCGAGCCGATGCCATTCTTTGAAAATGACGCTATGAGATGGGGAACAGAAACCGAACCTCAAGCACGAGCTATGTATGAGCTAAAGAACAACGCAGGCGTTAAAGAGGTTGCCTTCGTTGAATTGAATGAATTTGTCGGAGTAAGTCCCGATGGATTGGTTGGTGATGATGGATTGCTTGAGATTAAGTGCCCTAACACCGAAACACAGATTAAACGCTTTTTGGATAAAACAAGATTACCAAAGGAGTATGAAGCACAAGTACAAGGCCAGTTATGGGTCACGGGTCGCGAGTGGTGCGACTTTGTATCATTCGACCCGCGAATAGACGTTGAGGCGTCATACATTCAGACTCGCGTTTACCGTGATGAAGAATATATTGCAGAGCTAGAGAAGAGAGTCTCTATCTTTGTTGAAGAAATGAAATCAATGATTAACAAACTAACAGGTGAATGAAATGGCTAAACGACTAGTAGCAAAAACAGGCGAGTACCAAAAAGACGGTAAAACAAAAGGCGAGTACGTGAAAATCGGCGTAGTGCTAAGTAACCAAAACGGTGAGTACATGTTGCTTGATCCTGCCATTTCTCTAGCTGGCGTACTGGCAAAGCAAAACGCTCTGGCAATGAGCAAAGGTGAACAGGTGCGAGACAACGTTATGATCTCAGTTTTTGATGATGACAATCAACAGCAACAGCAAGGCCAGCAACAACAGCAGGGCGGATGGGGGCAGCCTCAACAACCACAAGGCCAGCCGCAGCAACAACAATGGCAGGGGCAACAAGGACAGCATCCGCAAACTAACTACTAAACGCAATCCAACAACCAGGGCGGCATAGTCGCCCGTAATGAGGGAATGAGAGAAATGAGCTATACAGCAAGATTGGAAAACTGGAAAGTAATCAAAGATAAAAAAGAGTTTGTTTTGATTGGAAATGTTTACGACGACCGAAAGAATCGATTTACTGATGGAGACATGATTCGCACAAGCCTTATCGAAGAAGACTGCGAAAATCGAAACACTGATTTTGATGAAGGCGAAAAGGTCAAGACCAAGAACAGCACGTATTTACTGTGTCGTCACTACTAACCAAAGGCGGCTAGTCCGCCTAACTAAAGGAATAATGAATAGGAGTAAAGAGAGTGAAGCTAAATAAAATGTTTGATGGGTTTAATGACCTGTACGGAATCGAGACAAAAGAACTAGACCATAACCTAGAGGGCATGTTTGAAATCGTTGGCAGTGAGTACGACGAAATGACAGAGGAGATCCACTCCGGCAATCTGCTTTTCCTGCCCAATCCTCACGACTTCGTCAAAGAAGGCCTAGATGTTATCTATGCAATGGCTCAACAGTTGCGTGAAAGGGGCGTAGATTTGGACGCTGGACTCGCTGAACTGCACAGAAGCAATATGTCTAAGCGATTGCATGGATTTGAC